CCGATGTAGGACAACAAGATCTAAAAACTCCAACTATTGATGGAGAGTTTATTGTAGATAAATTACCTTGCCCACCTTTAGACACACTTGCTAAAACTCCTGTTGGTTCGTTAGGTAAGGGAGGCCTTGCAAGAATAAAAGGTTGGAAAAGAGATGTGCTTACAGGTAAATGTGAAACGGTATGGGAAGGACTTAACCCATTAGAGATTGCAGGTAATTACGCTCCACAACCAACAGTCCTTGTTAATACATCTGCTATTGCTATTACATCAGTTATTGGTGTTACTGTCATTGGTCAGCCGATAGCTAAACTTTTTCAAAAACAAATTAAAGGGCAAGTTAAAAGCTTATCTAAGAAAATTACTAAAAAGTTGTTAGCTATTCGGGGGAAGAAGCCTCCTGTAAAGTCCCTCTCTGATAGGAGAAAGGAGCAGAGGGATTCTCGGAAATAGAGTGTTTATGATCTGGCAGTGTATTAGGAGGATTGACTAGCCTGACATCTTCACAAACAACATAACTAGGACTGTCTTTTGCATAGACAACACCGAGCCGCATTTGCTCTGCACAGACTTTTAAACGTCCCAAAGCATAATCTAATTTTTTGGCTTTGTAGGCTTGTTCTAGATACTTAACACGGGTATTCATAGCAGCCACGCACCTGTTAGTCATGCGTCTGTCTAGTGGAACTGCCACGGTTGCCGTTATGCCATAGTTAAATGAAAGATTATTACGTGCCTGACCAGTTCTGATTGGTTTTGTATATAAAACTCCACCAGGATTGATTAAATTACCGTCTTCATCTGTACTATCATCATATACATTTTCATCGTAATAAGGTTCAAACGGATCTTTCCAAGTGTTGACTTTTGAGATGAAGGGATTAATGGTAAGAGTCGTTCCACTGCAACGGATTCCATCACCTACTTCTTGAAACATAAACGTACCACTTTGCACCTGAATACCTTGGTTAATCACTGACCCGCTACTGGTTGCCTGAGGAGAAGCTATTGTTGTAGCGTTTGCAAATACTGGTTGACTAAATGTTATTGAGTAAAGACAGATACCGATTCCACTATAGAGTCTGTTGTAGTGGTTCGGTTGATTGTTGTTATGTTTGAAAGGCCGGGATTGGCTAGTGTTTCTGTGAATGAAAAAGCGTTGCCAGCCGTTTTTATTCCCCAGTCGGGTTTGTTTGCTGGTGTTACATCTACTGATGTCCATGAAAAAGTGATGTTATCAACTGTTTGAGGTGCATTTAATACGGCTTGAGGTGAAATAGTATCTGTATTTAGTGGTTCGATATTATGCCCAGAGACCACGTATTCGTAGCCAGATCTGTAATCTACCGAGGTGATAGATTCAGTAACTACAGTCTTAGTTTCTTGTCTGCTGTTAAGAGTACCAGTTGAGAATGTAGGTACAACGGGAACAGCAGAAACGCTAGTTCCTGCAAAGGATATAAGCAGTAATAACTTATATATTTTATACACTAATTAACAGTTATTTCTGAACTTGTTTGAGCCGTAGCTGTAGTTCCAGCTCCTCCCGCAGTGATAGAAATTACACCAGAACTTAAGACAGAACCGTCTAAATCGCCTGCAACTCCACCGCTTGTGACAACAGTGTTTCCAAAAGCAGGCATGTCAGCGACTACACCTGTATGGACATCTACACCTGATCCAATCGCAGGAATAGCGTCACCTTGGAGCCAGCTTTCTTCAAAACTGAAGCTGCTGCCTACAGTGTTAACTTCATAAACGCCAACATCAAGTGTTGCTGCTGTTGTGGCTGTCCCTGCTGTTAACTTTCCAAAGTGTTCATCGGTTGTCACTTTCATGTTGTTACCAGAGACAGCGTAAGTAGATGGCACTCTAATAGCCTGTACTGCTGCACCATCAACCTTCAGGCTGGCTGATTGAGTATGTTTGATTGAGATGTCAGCGTTAGCTGGAGCTGCTAATAAAAGCAGTAGGGGAAGAAAGCGTTTCATGTAAGCTTGCCTGTTTGTGGATCTACTTCTTTACCAGAAATAGGATCAATGCGTGGTTTATCTGGTACTAACTTTATAGGAGTCTCGACTTTGATGATGGTATAAGGAACACCATTAGCAAACCCTCCTGCTGCTTCTGCCTTCTTCTTTTCTTCATCAGCTTTATACGTTCCATCACCTCTCTTTTTTGCTGTCTCAAGTCCAAAACTCGCCAGCGCACCAGTAAAAACAGATGCAATAAAAGTCGGATCTATGCGTTCTTGTTCACCTAAACCTGGGATCGTAACGTAATTTAAAGTCAAAATAAATCCACTCCAAACCACAACTCCTAAACGTACAAATGTAGACAAGACTTGCAGTTGTTCTTCTTTATCATCCAAGCCCTCCTTTAGTTTTTGCAGAGGATTTTTCTTTTTTGGTTCGTCTGCTTTTGTTTCGGCCATGCGGAAAAACTAGAAAACATAACTACATTAGTCATAAATGGTTAAAAAGTAATGAAATTCCTTTCTCAGGCACAAAAGGAACTAATAGCAGAATCTCATGGCATAACCGTTGAATCTATAAATAAAAGAATTGAATTATGGAGCTTGATCAACGATCCAGATATATCTAAGCCTGATCTTATAGAGGCACAAAAGCAATGGATTAAGATTCAGCAAGGAACATGGCCTAACGTAAATGTCTGAAATTGTTGCTGCTTTAATTGGTGCTATGGTGTCAGCGTTGCTGATGGTTTTAGGCAACAGGTCTAATAAAAGGCAAGGCGACATCCGTGAGATTTTTCATCGTCTTAATGCCATAGACAAAGAATTAGTAAGGCTTGATTCAGTGAGACCAAGAAATTGGAGAGGACAGTGAAAAACCCCTAGCTTCCTCTAAAAACTAGGGGCTTCTCTGACAACATCAAGTCCCACCTCGATGGATAATAACTTACTTGTGTGAGTAGTAAATTACAAAAATATTTTAGCCATTTCCATGAATAATTCAAATGAAAAAACTTTTCTTCAACAGCGAGCGAGGGAAACGCTTCACCCTTTGGGTACTTGAATCAGCCACAGAACAAAGTAACAACAGTCTTGTTCCAGAGGACGTTGACTTTATAGAAGCTAGACTATGGCCTAATCGAACATTAAAACTTCAATGAGCATGTATAAGACAGAGTGGCTAGAGGAAGACCGTCAAAGAGTTATGAACATGGAGCGTTGGTACGTTCTCGATGGCCGTCATAGACCAGACCACCCTCAACATGGGATCTATACTGGTTTATCGGAAAAAGCAAATGACCTCGACAGCTTCGATGGAATTGTGTAACTGTCCTCATTGCAAAGAACTAAGAAGACAGCAAGCTAGACATGGGGAGTGGCAAGAATTATTGCTACATATAGAGAAAAACAATGAGCGAAGCAGAAATTCCTCTTGACCTTTCTTTTGTCCTTGAATTAGCAAAACCTCCTAGCCTTGAGGAAGAGCTACAACTAGAAAAAGAAATACGAACCATCAGAGCAACTGATGATATTGAGGGTATAAGAAGGTATGCAGAAGATATAGCAAGACGCAATCACCAACAGACTATTTTTATATCTGAGTGTCTAGTTAGAATGGCTAATTTACATTCAAAAATAGTTAAAAGCAAAAAAGAAAAGGGGCACAAAAGCCCCAATTTGCTTAAAAAATTATTAAAGCTAGAATAGCCTTGGAGTCTTGATGATGCTCCACTTCGAGAAGACAAGACCTCTTGCATCCGATCCCCAGTGCAGGAGGTTTTGTTATTTATGCAGACGGTACAAATTTAGCGGTAGTTCCTGTTTTTACCCACTTTATTTCAGTATTTGAAACAGCAATTTCGGGATACTGGATCGTGTACCAACGGTGATCGCAGATAACACATCTTCTACGTCTAATGGTGACTCCATCGGGAGCACGTTTAGTGCATACAACTCTAGTCCTAGTAACGCTGCACTTAGGACAGTCTGCTTGAATTTTATTAACCATTATGGAGCTGGAACTAATATGTGCTGTGCATGTTCTGAGCTTCTACCGTCAGGCCATTTAACACCGTAGTAATAACAGATTCGACCTCTGACGTTGTACTTGGTTTTGACTTCTATGATCGTTCCAGCCGTAGCTCCTACATATAGATAAACGCCTGAGTTTACCTTTTTATTTACTTGGTCATTGACCTTAAATTTCGGGGTCGTGGATGCTGCTGTCATCGTTATTTTGTTCTGTAGGTGAGTTGTTGGGTAATCGGCCTTCTATTCTTTTGCGAATAGACTTTCTCCATGAAGCTTCGTCTTGTGCAACCGCTTCTTTATAGACAGAGCTAGGTAATTGCTTCTCTAATTCCTTGTAGATTAAGTTCCGTACCCAGGCAGTAGCCCTTATATTTTCCGCTTGTGCTTGACCCATTAGAAGTTTTGCTCTGTTTGGATCGAGCAGAATTTGAAGATAAGTCTTGTTTCCGTGTCTGAGAGCCATTTCAACATTGTCGTTGTACTACTCTACCACGAAATAGGATTATCGACTTTTTTCAGATAAGCGGTTCGATGAGCTTGTCTGGATGCGTTCCTTTGTCTTTTAGAACCAGCACGAATTTTCCTAGCCCCCTCTAAAAAGTCTGCTGCCCTATGGAGATCTCCCGTGGTCGCTTGAACAATTTCCTTGTTCAACCTCTCCATAATTATTTGTCTGCCACTCTTTTGAATAGGCGACATTCATAACCTCTGGCAGACTGCTGTAGTAACCTAGCTCGTCTTCTAGCTGACGTAAACACCAGCCAGATTCCGTATGAAAAA